TATACCAGCAAAACGGGGAGAACAATCCACACTAATATTGACGTTGCGGTCAGAAGAGGAATCATAACAAGTACGTCGCAGACTGCCGGAATCCTGCAGGAGCAGCGAGCCAAGGATTGGGGAAGCAATCTTGTTGAGGTTACTAGCCACGTTGGGGCTAGACCTTCTCACGCTGTTTGGCAGGGTAAAATTTATAGTCTGCAGGGCGGCACCGCGGAATATCCTAATTTGCGGGAGGCAACCGGATATGGGACGGTGACCGGGCTTAAAGGCGCTAACTGCGCGCACGATTTTTATCCCTATTTTGATGGGATTTCAACGCAAAGATATTACCAGGTGGACAAAAAAGCAAATGAAACGGCTTATGAAAATTCGCAGATACAAAGAAAAATAGAGCGCGAAATACGGCAGCAGAAACGCCGCGCAGAAGCGGCAAGCGCTATTGGAGATAATGAGGGCTATGTAGCCGCAACCGCTCAAATAAAAGCAAAGCAGGCGGAAATGCGGGAATTTATAAAAGAAACCGGCAGAACAAGAAGAATTTCCAGAGAACAGATATAGGAGGGCCTATGAACATACCTGAAAAAGAAAAACTAGATTTGATAGCTAAAAAGCTTGCGGAAATTTTGCGTATACAGGATTGGGATATTACAATCAAATTAATCAGCGCATATGATATGGGAAATAAATACAATGATTATACTTATGAAGGGGTGTCTGACAGAGACATAAGGCTGAATACTGCTGAAATTTACTTAAACCGTGACAATTGCTCTGATTGGTATGAAGTTCTCGTTCACGAGCTTTTGCACATACAAAGTACAGAGCTTATTAAGTGCGCAGAAGCCTATTTTCAGGGGCGCCATACCTATTTTTCCGATATCTATGAAAGCCTGACGGAAAAGCAAGCGCAGATATTTTGCAAGTTATATCCACTATCTAATTTTGATAACTTAATGGAATAAAGGACTGCTTTGAATGGAGGTGAGTTGATGAATAAGGTCCTGAAAATCCTTGTGGGGCTTGCCGGAGTAAATTATCATATGGAGGAATGGCAGAGATTAATAGCGGAGGTCAAATCGTCCGGTGTTGACGAGGCGACACAAAACGAGATTATTTCGGTTGCACAGAAAGCCATGACGGCAGAAAC